CGTTTTGCTCGCAAACTCGTCACTTGAACAAAATTGCACGGACAGGGACTGTTAAAATGCCAAATTTCCTGGCATCATGGCAACCATCTGAACGGAGAGATGCCGGAGCGGCTGAACGGACCGGTCTCGAAAACCGGAGTGGGGGCAACTCCACCGGGGGTTCAAATCCCCCTCTCTCCGCCAAAATTCAATCACTTACACATCATTAAGTCAGTGACAAAAATCACACTTGGAATTACTTGGAATATTGTCTTGGAATATTTTCAGGTAACGGGACATCAAGTGTTGGTGAAACTTTAACCTTCCTGTCATAGATTAGCACTTGCCCTTCGGTTTTGTGACCAGAGAAAAGTTGCTTATCCCGGCTGCTTCCTTCATAGTCTGAAATTCCTTTCGCCTTCAGATCATGAAAGGTGAAGTCGGTTAAAATACCTGAAATTTTGCCTGCGCGATTTCTTGCTTCTACCCACATTTCGTTAAAGCCTTTGTACATATATCGGTTGCCGTATTGATTGCTGATTACATAGGCGGATGTTGGTAACTGTTTTGCTTTTTCGATCGCCGCCTGTAATCGTGGACTCCATGCTTTTATCTGTTTTTTCCCTGTTTTCCCTTGCTGGATAAAGATCCCGTCGTTTCCAATCTGCTCCCATTTCAGCGATAACACATCGGAAACCCTCGCTGCACACAGATAGGCAATTTCCATTGCGATAAAAACAGGAAGAGGTGCAACGCTTAATACTGCCTGGTATTCTTTGTCGGTTACATATCGTTCGCGGTTTTTGGCCTTGAATTTACTTACACCTGCACATGGGTTAGCCTTCACGTACCCTCGCTCATATCCCCAACTGTAAACGCGGGACATACTGCTTTTTTCATGGTTGGCTTGCGTTTTGCTCTGTTCCCCTCTTTTGTCCATGTATCGACGGATGTGTTCTGGTTTTATGGAATCCGCTGGTACCTTACCGAATACGGCAAGCAACTTTTTTTGATGTTGCAGATAATCTTTTTGTGTTCTTGGGCTAAGGTCACTGTAACAGGCGCTGGCGAGGAATTTTTCCCACAAGCGACCGAATGTCATTGCACGATCGCGATTATTTACAGTTTCCTCATACTTTTTCCATAAAGCAGCTAAACCATCCTTGATGGCGGTTAGTGTTACAGATTCTCTGGATGTTGGTTTCCATACATAACTATATTTATTTGGGTATACATTTGGAGGTAATTTTCGTGTTCAGGATTTTTCCTTCGTCTTCCCATCAGATCGCACCAAAATTCGGCTCTACCTCGCGTGGTGGTAAAGTTTTATTGCAGGTAAATAGATCCCGGCTGACAATCGGTTTGCCACTACGATTGGTATAGAACGGAAGCCCGTTTTCCATTAACCATTTTCGCTGGTGGCTTGCATATTTGCAGCCCGTTAATATTAGCAATTCATCTTCGGTTAAAAATAAGCTGCTCATAGCTATATCTCATAACCGCCGCTAACTATATGCGGTTAGCGGCGATCAGGGTTGAACATTAAAAATCAGCCTGACTCGGGATCAGTTTTTGCCAGATAGCTGAAACGTATTTTGCCTGGTAACGGGCGTCATCAAGTGCATTATGGCGCTCACCTTCGAATGGAATAGCCGTTCTGGCATCGAAGTCTATGGCTTTCCCCAGCTCAACGATTGTGCGTACATCGCGATCGTTGTAGTAACGCCACGGGCAGGGGATCCCCTGCCGTTCGTATGAACGGCGCAAAATTGTGTTGTCGAAGTTGGCTCCATTTCCCCAGACCTGAACAAAAAATTCACCGGAGTTTTCGTCGATAAATTCCCGCAATTGTAACAGTGCATCATCTAACGGGATTTCATCGGTCATAATGGCAGATTGCGCTTCGCGTGATTGCTTAAGCCACCATTTAATGGTGTCCCGATCAATGACTCCGCCAGCAGTTTCCAGATCGATAGTCTTACTAAATTCCGGTCCCATATCTCCGGTTTGCGGATCGAAAAATATTGCACCTATTGAGATGATCGGGGCATCAGGATTTTTTCCCATGGTTTCAAGGTCGATCATTAGATGGTCACACGTCCTGCTGGTGGATGTGATAACTTGATGACCGTTCACCGTAATTAAGGGATCTGCCGTCTCGCCAGTTTCACTATCGCTGGCGTGGTCCTGAGCGCTGCCAGCATTCTCCTTGTGTGGATGTTCAGCGCCTTCCATTTTCTCCGAATCGTCTTCCTGAACTTCAACCTGGTTCTTGTCATCGAATGTTTCCTGGTATGTTGCGTCGCCCATCACCGCGCCACAATCAGGGCAGTTGCCGCCGCCGGTCTGACCGCAGGCGGTGCAGACTTTTTCCGGTTCCTGTTGCGCTACTGGTTCAGGTTGTTTCGTTTCTGGCTCGTTTTGTAACGCATTTGGGCTGTTTTGTTCCGCTTTCTGGCCGTTCTGTTCCGTTTCTTGCTGGTTCTGATTCACTGAATCGCGGGTTTCAATCCCCTTCACCCATTTCGGATCATTCGGGTCGCTAATCCCTGCAACAAATTCACCACGTGATACAGCAAGCAACTTATTGGCGTCAGGCTGGCTGATATTGGCTGCCTGCATAATTTTGTTTACTTCGTCAGCGGTAACTTTTACCGGCTCTGGTTGTGCGATCGTGTCAGATGCACCAGTATTTTGTTGTGAACCTGAGTACGTGCCGTTTTTACGTGCGAAGTATTCCTCTTTTGTGATTTCCGTAGCTCCCAGGGCCAGTGCTTTTTCCAGACCAGAAAGTTTGTTTGCGCGACCGTATTTTTCGCCGTCCTTATCGGTGAAAAGGAAGTAGAACGGTCCCTCACGCTCTACAGATGGTTCGTCTTCCACTTCGCATTCGGTTTTTTCGTTGTCCGGCATTGCCGTTTCCACTGCATCAGTTTCTGGTACTGGTGACGGGAGAGTACCAGCTGTGCCCTGATTTGTTCCTTCGTCATCTTCAAACACGCCCTTGGTAGTCAGGTATTCAGTGATGTATTTGTTCAGTGCTACGGGATCTTTGTGAATGTCGATCGGACGCTCACGGACAAGGCCAAAAATAGTCTGACGGTCGTAGCGAACGGCATCGGGTTGTTTGCGCATTGATGCGGAAATGCGCTTCCAGTCTTCGCGATCTTTGTCGATAACTTCATTTTTTGCCCAGCGATGGATGCTGCCGTCAATGTTTCCGGTATCAATATCGCCAGGCCAGAGAGCGTAGGCCAGTTCTTCATCCAGCGTTTTCCATGTCTGCTTGTATTCGCGACAAATGGCGGTAGTGACTGGGTTGATTTTTCCTGCTGAGTTTTCAGTGTTCTGTTGATTGACTCTGGCGCTGGCGAGATCAACAACAGACGTGTATTTTCCAGTCTCTTTGCGCTCTGCGTCCTGCCGTTTTTTCCAGTTACGTAATTCAGCCTGAATTTCGGGCCATTTGGCACCCGGATTACATTTGTGTTTAATCCATCCGATAGCGAACAGTTTGCGTTCCGGATACATAGCGTTAATTTCAGGCGTTTTCATCAGTGCTTCAACGATATGCCCGTCAAAGGTAGCAACGTCTTCCTGCAGTAATTCCTGCGCGTCAATCGCCATATCAACGGTGATGTTTTCACATGTACCGAACTTAACCAGGACCGCGTTCTGTACTTCAAGGGACAGCTTGTCAAAATTGACGTTCATCGGATCGGATTCTGGTTCGACCGGAATAAAGGAAGCGGATTCCTCATCCCAGCGGTTTTCCTGCATATATTCAGCATCCCAGGAATCGAGGGCAGGGCGGGGTATACCGGGTTTATCCTCGCAGACAAGAAATTTATAAGCGCAGTCCTGAGCAGCCGGATAATGTTCCAGGAATTGCCAGTGAAATTTTGCGCGGGCGCGACGTTCATCACCGGCTTCAATGGCAGTGGCTACAGCGACGGCACCTTCTTCCTTTATTGCCTGTTCGTCCGGAATGGCGGCGCAAATAAAGACTTTACTCATTTTGTTTTAACCTCATTACAGATTTCAGGGTGAACGAATCCCTGCCATTGCTGGCATTTTTAATCCGTTGGTATGGCGTTAATATGGCTGGCGGGTTATCCAGCCGGTATTTCGTTATTCAGGTTCAGCGATACTTTTTTTAACGGGAGGCATTCACCGGGGATTTTTTGTTCGTCCCTTACCTGAATGCAGGATGACTTACTGTCATAAATTCCGGTAATCACATTTTGTGGCTCACCCGTTATAAGAAAAACGGTCATCACCAGTGCAAATGCTGAAGTCACTGCTGTTCTCCGATAATACCAAGTTCAAGAAGGGCAATTCTGGAAAGTATGGAATTATCATTGAGAAGATAAGGTTCATATTTTCTCATCTTAATGGCATCTTCCGTAAACTCCCGGTTACTGAGCAGAACACCAATATCAAAACAACCTTCAGACGTATTAACGTTTGGTAATAACGTTTCCATTATCGCGTCCTCAACAATGAATTTTGTGATGCGGTGCCTGGTGCCTCCAGGTGACGTTAACCAGTTAACAATTAACGCCGGATACAGAGAATCCACCCATAACACTGTTTTTGGTTTTAACTGTTCCGCGTGCGCTCAGCCGCATTCACCACATCACAAAATTCACTTTAAAAAGGGCGGCAGAGCAGTCACGGAGTAAAACTGATACCGCCAAACGTCACCAGAAAATTGATAACAGAGGGCGTTGCAGCGGGGGTGTCACTTAAGCGTATGGTCAACCTGACAACCCGGTGTCCTCAACGGGGAAGGAATAACCCCTCCATACTTACCGCCGCGCCATTTCGCGGATTGCCACAACCGGAAGCGCACGGTCGACGAAAATTTAACGACAGGCTATCTATGAACCAGCTACCTCGCCGTGCGCTTTCGCGTTATGGTCTGACTTTTCAGAGAAATATCCTTTCAGTAAACTGTCAGTGCCGGATGTTCACCCGTGTCCGGCGCACGCACTCCACTTCACCCGTGGAGAACTCCTTAATTACCAACCCTCAGGAGGGTGAATGTTAAAATCAACTCTTATTGCTAAATGCCTTTATCAAAATCGCATGGTAAGCAGCATTTCAATAGGCGAGTCTGCAGTTAAAAGTATTTTCGAAGAGTACTTTCCCGGGCATGATTTTAATAAATGGAATACCAAATTACCGCCAGCAGTTTCAACGCGTATTCTGAAAGCAACCGAAAGAGCGGTAATGACTCCAACTTACTGA